TGTCCTGGCCGATGTCGATGCGAGCACCGGTCTGCAGCGGATGCACCAGCTGCTGGCCCTGCTCGTTGACGCCGCCGAAGTTGAGCGCACCAGGTCGCAGGTCGAAGGCCTGCAGCGCGCCGTCTTCCTGGAGCAGCAGCGGCGGGTCGACCAGCTTGTGGGCCGCGCGGATCACCGTCTTGCTCATCTCGTTGAGCATCTTGATGTCCGGCAGAACCGTCATCGCCGGCGAGCGGCCGTAGATTTCTTTCACGGTGGTGACGTAGCGTCCGACCGCATAGGGCATCGAACGGTAGCCGCCTTCGGACAGATAGGTGCGGCCGTCATAGTCGATGTAACAGGACGAGAACGCCATGCCGCGGTAGTCCTTGCGGCCAGTCTTGATGTCCTCGTTTGGCAGCACAGCGTGCAGCACATCGAAGGTTTGCTCGGGCGACTTCTCGGCCGCGGTTTTGACCTTTTCAGAGCACTTGTCGATGCCAAACTTCTGCGCCATCTGGCGCGCCGTCATCGGGAATTTGCGGATGACTGTGTCGATCACGCCCTGGTGGTTTTCGGCGATGAACAGCTCCGAGAGATGCACCGATCGGTAGCGGATGCCAGAACCGATCGCCTCGTCGATGAACATGGCACCGGTGCCGAAAGCACCCAGCGACATGTAGGCCTCGTTCGCCTGGCTGGCGAAGTTGGCCTTCGGTGCATAGCGCACGTTGAACAGCAGTTGCGTGACCTGGTCCATCCACAGCTTGACCTGCGGGTCTTCCATCAGGTCGGGCTCGACGGCCTTGAGCCGGTGCCATTTTTGCGTGCGAGGCGTCAGCATTGACTCCATCGCCGCAGCAAAGCGCTCGAGCGCCAGGGCCGCGGTAGCGTCGAACACACGCTCGGTGTGCTTGTCGCCTGGCTGGCGGTTCACTCGGAAATAATCGGAGCGCGGCAGAATGCGCTCGGCGATCTCGCGCCAGTGCTGCTCAAAGACCGCGCGATCGGTCTGCATCTTTTCCTGCCTGCGCAGGATGTCATCGACGCGGCTGTCAGCCATATCAGGCTCCTAATGTGGTTTTGGCGGCGGGAGCGCCGGCGAGAACCGTGGCACCGCGGCCATACGCGGATCGGCCAGTGAGGTCCTGGTTCTTGCGGATCATCGCAACATCGCCTTCGCCGTAGCGCTGCTCGCCGCCGATTAAGGCGGTCGTGCCGGTCGCAGCCTTGCTGGCAACGCCGGCGCTGATCTCGCTGCTTAAAGCGACAGCGGCCGCATTAGCCGCGTCGCGTTCCTGGTCCTGCTTTGTTGGGCCTGAAGATCCACCCATCGTCAGCTCCCCAGCGTCTTCTTGCTGGTGTCAGGCGACGAGAGATCGCCGGCTGTCGAGGTCAGGATCGTGGCAGCGCGGCCCTTGCGCGACAGAGCGGTGTCCTCGGTCTTTTGAGCCGAACGCGCAGCGTCGATCGTGGGAGCAGGTGCAGGTGCCGGCGGCGGTGGCGGCGGCGGTGGAGGATCGGAAGAGCCAAATAGTCCAGCCATGTTTCACCCCAGAATTGAGTAATCGGACAACGCGGTGGCTCGTCGGGCGACGGGCTTGTCCCGCTTCACCAGCGTTCGCGCCTCGCCTGCGCCGACCATCATGTACTGCCCGGCCTCGCAGACGTGCGAATAGATGCCCTTGTCGGGGACATCTCGGTATTTCTCTTCGCCGGATACTTGTATCCGACGGTAATTGTATCCCCCAGCCATGCCTTTCCGCAATGATTGGCACTGCGGATGCACCAGCAAGCCAGGCTCGCCGTCGATCATCCTGGTCAGGCAGGCGGCCACGCTCTCGCGCCGCTTCATGAAATCGTTGGTGGGTGCAGGCCTTGCCGGCACGCCGGCCGCGTTCAGGATCTGGAACGGCGTTGTCTCGTCAGTCTGCGCCCTGCCCTCGCCTGCCGGGTCGCCGGTGATCTGGGCAAACGTAAAGCCAGGGTAACGCTCGTGCATGGCAGCACGCAGCAGCTCGGCAAAGCGCTTCGCTCCCATGTCCTCGGTGACGAGCTCGGAGTGCCAGCGCCACTGACCCATCGGGCTCTTCTGCCCGAACACGGCCGCCGGCGTCAGGCCAAAGTCGATGCCGATGTAGATCGGCCAGCCCGACACGATGCCGAACTCCCGGCAATGCACGCTGTCGCGGTACTCGGGATAGACCGGCTTGCCGTCGCGCACGAAGCCGTAGTCGCCGTCGACGTAGACCTTGATCCAATCCTCGTCCTTGCCGGCGACCTGGCGCTCGTAATAACCAGGCGGCAGGTTCTCGATGTTCTCGGCGGTGGCGTCACGCCCACCAGGCTGACGGAAGAATGCCCAGCCCTCGGGCTTGACCTCTTCGGCGAGCTTGTACCACCAGTGGTCATTGTCCGGCGGGTTGGTCGAGCAGATGATGCCAGACCAGGTGCAGCCGCCCATCATGGTCGACGGGTAGCGACCGACTCGGCCGGTCAGGCCATCGATGACAGCCTTCGGGACTTCGCGCGCCTCGTCCACCCAGGCACCGGTGAGCTCCATGCCCAAGAGTTTTGCCACGTCCTGCGGCCGGTCGAGCGAGACGAAGATCACCTCGAGGTCGAGGTCGCCTTCCTGGATGTGATGCGTGGGCGGTCCAGTGTCGACCCAGCGCCCTATCGATGGCGGCACCCATTGGTGCCAGGTCTTGATCGTGGTCGTGCGCAGCTCGGGATAGGTGTTGCGAACCACGGCCCAGCGCGAGCGGCGCTTGCCATCGACGCCGATCTTCTGCTGCTTGGCCCGGCGCAGGACTTCCATCACGCAGACGGTCGACTTTCCCGAGCCGAACGGTCCCATGATGCCGCGGAAGAACGCGTCTGACACCATGAAACCTTTCGAGACCGGGCCAGGCGGCCGGTAGGTGATCTGCGTGGTCATCCGCCCTCGGCAATTCTTTTGCGAATGGCCGCGATCCGAGCTTGTTTGTCGGCTGCGTATTTCGCCCTGGCGCGATCGTTCTTGCAGGTCTTGCAGTACTTCTCCGTCATCTCGTGGCCGTTCTTGCAGCGACGGATGGTGTCATCGGGCGTCACCTCAGGCGTTACCTCGACCGGCTCCGCGGCGCGCTTGCGCGGCCAGCAGGCCCAACCATAGATGCCCATCGTCACGCAGGCCCAGACGATCAGTGAGAGCTCGAGGTTGGTCATCGGTGCCACCTGTTACGGCCGCGGCGCACGATGTCGTCGCCGTCCCTGGAAGCCACGCAAAGCGCAGTCGCCAGCACGCCAAAACCCACGCCCAGCCAGATGCAAGCGAGGTACGTCACGAACGCGATCATGCGGCTTTCCCTTTCGTGTCTGTCAGGTCGATGGCAATGTTCAGTCCCACCTGCTTTCCGTCGCTGGTCACGTCGAGCTTGTCGCCGTAGACCTTCGGCAGGACCTTCGAGAGCAGCCACTTGCGGCTGTCCACGCGCAGGCGCTGGTGCTGGACCGAGGCGCTGTCGTACTTGCCCTCGCCCGTCATGGCCGGCAGGTCGTCGCTGACCTCGAGCACCTCGTCAGCCCAGTGCTCGGCCAGCAGCATGCGTGCGCGCGTGTACTGCTCGGCAAATCCATTGATGTCCTCGATCACCCAGCCCCGAACCGTTGATGCTGCAGGCATTCCCTCGTCCCGGCAGACAGAGCGCAGGCTTTCGCCATCGGCCATGCGTCGGCAGATTTCGGCGGCCACGGCCGGCTCGTAAGTGCTGGGTCTTCCTCGTTTCGTCATGATTTTGATGGTATCACCATTGATGAGATTATCGCAACGCTTTGATCATGGTTGCGGCTTCCTGGAACGCGATCTGCGTCCCTCCCTTGGTGCCGTTCAACCGGATCTCGCGGGCCTTGTCCTGGTTGCCGATCAGCATCACGGGCTCGAGCGGCATGCCGTTCATGACGTTCTGCGCCTCGGCGATCCCGACCAGGTGGTCTGGGCATTCTGGGATCTCGGACCGGACCCGATAGCCTGAGTACCGGTTCTGGAATTCCTTCGCCACGAACGGCCACTCCTGTTCCTGCGTGTTGGCGAACTTCGCCCAGCCGCCCATGTCCTGGAGCACGCGCATCGTGATGCGATCGTCGAAGGTGACGGAGCGGTACGGCCCGATCGTGCGCACAGCCTGGTCGACCAGGGTCCATGCGCGCAGTGCCATGTTGCCGGTCGACCCCTGCCCCATCTTCACGATGTCGGCGATCTTCGGCACGAACTGCCCGGTGTCTGGGTTCTGGACGTGGCGGTTCAGCGCATCGCGTACCGCGGCCAGATCCATGTGCTTGACCCCGCCCCACCAAATCGCGAGCGTGTCCTCGGATAGGTCCTTGCCGTAATAGCCGTAGACCGCGCGCAGCAGATCCGCGAAGGCGTCGAATTGATCTGGGCTCATGCCTGCCCCCTTTCGCGGATGAGATCTGCCGCATACCCTGCATTGGCATCCCAACCCTCTTCTTTCCACAACGCATCGCACAACTTCGCGCATTCCTCGCGCTCGTGCATTCTGCCCTGCGAGTAAGCCTCGGCGAGAAGATTGGTCAGCTCGGCAGCCATGCCACCAGTAAAGCCGGATGCCTTCACGGCCTCGGCAATGGTCAGCTCGATCATGCCTCACCTCCGAAGATCATGCGCTTCGCCCGTTCGACCGCGTCGCGGTTGTTCTGCTCCAGGCGCTGCTGCTGCGACGGACGTTGAGCAGGCGTTGAGCGCTTGCTGAACTCGGCCGCATTCCTGATCCAGGTGCGGAGCGCCGCATCCCAGTCCTTCATCACCGAGCCCTTGGCCTGGTGGTAGTCGCGAAACTTCGCGATCTCCTCGTCCAGCTTCACGCCGATCGACAGGGCCAGGTTGTAATGCAGCTGCGATGGTTGGAACTCGTCGGGCAGCGCGCTTGCGCGCTTAATGCTTTTCTTTGGTTCCTGGTTCTTGGTTATTGGTTCTTGGTTCTTGGTTAGGATCTGAACCGGATCTGATTTCAGATGCCGATCAGATGCCCATCGTGCCTGGTTCGCTTTGCGGGCGCTGTCTGCCTTGCTGTGATACTTCGCGATCTCGGCATCGCAGCGCAAATGGTGCCAGCTGCCGGCGTCGTCCTGGGCAAAGAATTCTGTGAGAATGATCTGAACCGTATCGGCATCAGATCTGACGCGGCGCGCGACCATAGCCACATCAGAAAACGGCTGCTCGGTTTGGTAATACAGATCAAGCATCCTGCGATATGCGAGATCTTCCGCATCAGACAGGTGCGCAGTGTGGGACAAATAGTCCCCGATATGGAACGGATAGAAGTTCATAGTACCTTTCATCAAGAGGCAGTCATCACTGAGGCGAGGCAAAAGGCAGGACGGTGATGAATCGTCTTTTCGTGCTCGATACACTAGCCTTTGCCTGTACTTTACATCAGAACGGGATTTCGTCGTTCATGTCCTCGTGGCGCGTAGGGGCTTTCGGCTTCGGTGTCTCGTGGCGCTCAACGCCATCGTCCCGCTTTTGACGTTCGCCGATCAGCTCGAGGTCGCCGACGGTCATCACCAGCACGGTCTTCGCAGCGCCGTCGCGGGTCTGGTAGGTGTCGAGCTTGATCTTGCCCTCGACCGCCATGCGCGAGCCTTTCTTCAGGTACGGCATGAGCTTCTCGCCGCGGGCTCCCCACAGCTTGCAGTCGACCCACATGGTCTCTTCGTTCTGCCGGGTGCCGACGTTCACGGCGAGCGAGAAATTGCAGACGGTGTCGCCGGTCTGGCTCGATCGCATCTCGGCGTCGCGTCCGAGGTTGCCGACAAAAAATCCCTTGTTCATTTTTCTTCCTCATCAAAAAGTCGAAGCAATACGAAGCCGCCGATCTCCTCGGCCACGTCCACGGTGATCGGTCTGAAGCGCCGATCGTTGATGCGCAGGGCATCAGCTACGCCATCCAGCCCGGCCTTCATGCGCGCGAGCAGGTTGTCGTGATCCATCTCCCGGCGGGTCGGCCGGTAGAACAGCAGCTCGGTGCGCAGCCTGGCGTCAGGGTTCACCGTCGCCTTCTGCTCAAGCGTCGTCGCCCAGCAGGCCTCGCGGTAAATCTTCTTCGCCCGCGCGAGCTTCGACCAATGCAGCCGGCCATTGGGGGAAAGCTCTGCCGGCGGCCAGGGCAGCCGGATCTCGGTCATTCGTGCCGCCCGAAAATCAGGTCATGTGCCGTCAGGTCGATGCCCCGCTCCCAGGCGAGCTCAAGCACCTGGCGCTGCAGGTTGGAGGGAATGCGGCCGTCGAGCTTCCAGCGCGAGATCGCCGAGGGGTCTCGGTCTATCAATCGTGCCAGCGCTCTGACGCCGCCAAAGGCCTGCACCGCTAGGTCGGCCGGTCGAATCGTTGATGTGTCCATCTTCATATTGTTGAGGAAATCGCACCATTCTGTCAAGCATGCGCGCCTTCCACTTGATAAATCGTATGTTTCCCAGGTTCACAATTCTCGACTTATTAACCATGCTTTTTGATTTCCGACTAAGGAGTCATTGATCGAATTTTCGACGATCTGTACACAATCCCACATCCCCCGCATCCCTCAAGAAAGCGCCGCCCATCTTGCGCTCCTGGACTAAAAGCGCAATGGTGGTGAGGATATGTCAACGCCTATCGATACCGCGTGGTTCACTGACCGTCTTGCCGAGCGTCGCCTGTCTCAGCGCGGCCTGGCAAAGCTCATGGGCATCGACCCGGCAGCCATCAGCCTTATGTTTCGCGGCAAGCGCCGCATGGCATTGGAAGAAGCCGCCCAGCTGGCCGTGCTCCTCGATGTGTCGACGACCGAGGTGCTCGAGCGCGCAGGCCTGCCGGTGCATGGCGAGGCCAGGGTTCCCCTGATCGGCTACACCACTGCGACCTTCGAAGTCGTGCAGGCCGGCGAGGGTGCTCACGACATGGTCGAAGCGCCGCCAGGCGTGCCATCAGATTGCGTCGCCATCCAGGGACGGACCGCCAACACCGATCGCGACCAGGTCGATGGCTGGCTGTACTTCGTCGCCGGCAATCGCGCCAACCCGGCCAGCTGCGTCGGCGATATGGCCTGGATAGCCGTCAAGAACAACGGCCAGAAACTGTGCTGGCTGAAGAAGGGATACCGGCGCGGCACCTATAACCTGGTCGGCCACAAAGGCGTGCTACTGGAAAACGCAGAGCTGGCCTGGGCTTCCCCGGTCCTCTGGATCAAAACCAAGTTCTAGACAAATACCCCCTCCCCTTTTGTCCTTTTGACAGGCATCAAAAACTTGTTGACACGTTGAATCGGGTGATGAGAAAATCTCACCGTCGATGTAGCAATCGCTGCATCTCAACGTGGAGACAACAATGACAGATCAGCAAATCAACAGCATCATCGGCATGTCAGCGATCCGCACCTCATCGCCTGACCTGATCGCCAACATCATGCGCTTGCCCGTCGACGACGTGATCGCCGTGATCCAGGAACGCGCCGGCGACATCCGCAGCCTCAAGATTGAGCTCGCCGAGCAAGCCCGCCTCGACGCCATGTTCGACGCGCGCGCCGAGCAGGAGGCTGATGATGAGTGAAGTCCAGGAGATCATGAAACGCATCGAGGCGATTCCTGTCTACACCTTTGATGAGATCGTCACATCGGTGATGCGCAACGCCGAACAGAACAGCCCCCTCTCGTACAGCATGTCGTCCTGGTATCGCGGCCAGCTGTGGGGCGCTTTTCTCATGACCAATGGCAACAGCCAGTTTTTCGACCAATACCAGGCCGCTGAAAAGGCCATCTACGCAATGGAGAAACCATGAAAGAGATCGACAACTTTATCGAGCGTTACCCGCTCCTCTACATCGCCACCATCCTGGTCGCAGCTCTCGTCGTCCCTGCGCTGATCGAGGCCTATCTATGAAGGCCGCGATCCTGACCTTGGTGCTGGCAGCGCCGATCGCCCATGCCGAGAAGTGGTTGGAATACCCCAACAAGGCTGGCGGCAAGATTATTCTGTTTGCCAACAAGTGCCGCGACGAAACCCGCCCTGCCCTGCACGCGGCGATGGCGACGATCCCGAGCGGCCAGACGCTGCACGGCTGCTGGGGTTTGATCGCTGGCGATGTCCACATCGTCTACGAGGACGGCACAACCTACAGCTACCCATCGGGCGCTTTTACCCTGGTCGACACCGATCAGCCTAAGAACAAGTACAACTACTGAGGATCAACATGACACTGATCACCGACACCCAGCAAACAGCTGAATGGTTCCAGGCGCGCTGCGGCAAGGCTACTGCGTCCCGCTTCAAGGACGTGCTTGCCAAGCTCAAGAGCGGCGCTCCTGCAGCTGCTCGCGAGTCATACCTAATCGAGGTCGCCACCGAGCGCCTGACAAACTCGGCTGTGTCACACTTCAGCACGCCGGCCATGCAGTGGGGAACCACGCACGAAGCGGCTGCTCGCACGCTGTACGAGGCCCGCTTCAACGTCGAGGTCGAGCAGATCGGCTTTGTCGCGCATGACCTGATGGCAGCCGGCGCAAGCCCTGACGGCCTGGTCGATTGGGACGGCTTGATCGAGATCAAATGCCCGTTCAATCCGACCAACCACGTTAACACGCTGCGCAACGGAATGCCGGTCGAGCACATGGCCCAGATCCAGGGCCAGCTGTGGATCACCGATCGCCGCTGGTGTGACTTCGTCAGCTTCGACCCGCGCATGCCATCGCAGCTGCAGCTCTACGTCCAGCGCGTCGAGCGCGACGACATGTTCATCGGCATGCTGACCGAAGAGGTCTCGCGCTTCCTTGGCGAAGTTGATGAGATGATCGCAACCATCATGGAGAAAGCACAATGATTTTGGACCACGCCACCCCTGACCTGTTTGCGGCGCTGGCCGTCGCGCAGGCCGAAGTCGAAAACGCCACCAAGAACGCGGCTAACCCTCACTTCCGCTCGAGCTACGCTGACCTGGCCGAGGTGCTCAACACCGTGCGCCCGGTCTTTGCCAAGGCCGGCATCGGCATCGTGCAGTCGACGAGCTTCGACGGTTCGATGGTCACGGTCGACACCGTCCTGACCCACAAGTCGGGCGGCTACATCACCAGCCGTGCGAGCTGTATCCCGGCCAAGTCGGACGCCCAGGGCGTCGGCAGCGCAACCACCTACCTGCGCCGCTACAGCCTGGCTGCAATGGCCGGTGTCGCCCAGGAAGACGACGACGGCAACAGCTCGGCACACGGACGTCCGCCGGCAGCCAAGCCGCTCGCCAAGGCAGAGCCGAAGCAGGACAAGCCCACGGTCGACCAGCTCAAGGCGCTGTCGACGCTGGCAACCGACATCCTGAACTGCACGACGCTGGATGATCTCGAGGCGCTACGGCCGCGCATTCGCGAGCTGCCGGAGAGCCTGAAGAAGACGGCGCTCGAGAACGCCAAGGCGCGCGCCGACGCAATACGAGCCGAGGGTGAGGATGGCGAAAAAGAAGAATGAGCCGCCGGGTCCGACGCTCCTCACCGGCAAGCCCTACACCCCCGCCGAGCAGACTGACCTTCGAGCCACTTTTGCTCGAGCACGAGAACAGATCCGGCGAGATGTGGCGGCGAGAAACCGAAGCGCGCGCCGTGCTGCAGTGGCCCCTGCTGACCAGGCAGGAGTTCCTGCGGCAGGTGGAGCGGATCCGCGGCCCGCGGGCGGCAGCGATCCTGAAGGCAGACCTGACAGTGCTGTTCAATCTAAGGAGGCAGAACAATGACCGTAGCTGATACATCGATCGAGGCGTACCACGAGCACCGCGACAGCGGCCGCCTGGGCGCGCAGCACCTTCACATCCTGGACCAGATGCGACCAGGCTGGGGTTACTCCCGCCGCGAGCTCATGCTCATCACAGGCCTCGAGCTCTCGTCCATCTGCGGCCGCGTCAACGAGCTCGTGAAGCTCGGCATGCTGCAGGAGCAGTCACCACGCAAGTGCGGCATCACCGGCCGTCGCGTCGTGCCTGTCATCAAGCCGGGGTTGTTTTGATTCCGGCCCTGCTCAAGATCGTGATCGGCATGATCGCCGCGGGCATCGCCCTGGTGATCGGCGTGATCTCGATCGTCGTGGTCGTGGCCGGTGTCATGTTCATCCAGGACCATCGCAAGCACATGAAAGCCACGCGCGCGCTGCACCTGGCCGGCTGGCGCAAACCATCCATTCAAGAAAAGGAAGAGAAATGAAAGACCAGAAGACCGGCGAGTATGAGCCGCGCAAGCCGCACGCTCTGCTCGACACCGTGCGCAAGAAGAAGCGCCTGAAGACCGACCTGCAGCTCGCGCTCCTGATCGGCGTCGAGCCCTCGGTGATCAGCCGCATCCGATCGGGCCGCATGCCTGTCTCGCCCTACGTCATCCTGCAGCTGCACGATGCGACGGGCATGGACATCAAGGCCATCAAATCGCTGTTGTGATCGTCACTGCGTGCTTGAGAAAATCGCATCAATAGGTAGTGTGGCTGCAGCGAGGTGTGCCATGCGTGATCGTCCGAGTCGGTTTGAAGAGAGTTATCTTCGCGCGGTCGGGCGCATCGACATCCCGCTGCGGTCAGTCGTCAACCTGCGTCGCGTGGCCGAGGAATTGCGTGGCCTGGCGCAGAGATTAGACTTCCTGTCCCGCGATCCAGGCGATACCGCCGAGGTTTTGTACGAGGCGTCGAAGGCCGTGCGCCACACCAGGCACAACATCGAGAAGATCAGGTCGCCTGGTCGGCCGAAGAAGAGGGTGAATTCACTGCGCTGGGTTCGCGATAAAGACCACAACATCTAGTCCCTGATCTATCAGGAACCGGATTATGTCTTATGCGAATGGACCCTGCGTTTTCGGCGAATTCCCCTGCAATGTCAGTGCGCTGTCGCCGAGTCACCCCTGCGAAAATTCCATCTACATATTGTATGTCGGAAAAAAACCCCGGCACTCAGGCCGGGGAAATCCTGCGCGACGTTACGGGTGGAGGAGATTAGGCAACCCCGCCGACGCAGGCAGCAAAGTCAGTGCTTCAGCGCTTCGTACTGGGCGAGGCACTGGTTGAGGCTGGCGCGGAGGCTGTCTGCTCGGGCAGCCTCCCGTGCAAGAAATGCTGCATCCTCTCGAGGAAGCTCGGCTCCAGTACAGCGGGATCTGGCTTGTCCAGAACCGGCGGTGCCGGACACTGTACCGCCTTGGGTGGCGCGGTCGGGACGCTGCTGCACGCTGTTAGCGAGAGCAGTAGCGCGAGCATTGAGGTCGCGGATTTCACGGTCTTTCTCCTGTCGAAGTTTGTCGGCGGCCGCCTGCATGGCCTGCTCTTTGGCGCGCGCTTCTTCCTGCGCCTTTGCGTACTCGGCCTGCTGCTCAGCGACCTGGCGATCCCAGGCCTGCTGCACCGTCGCCTTGCCGGCGAAGTAGCCCTTGCCGTAGCCGGCACCAGCTGCCACGGCAGCGATCAGCACGGCGGCCGCAGCTGTCGTGATCGGGTTCATTTCTTCTTCGGCGGGATGGCCGTCCCTTCGAGCTTCTTGTGGACCTTGATGGTCTTGCAGACCTCCCTGCCCTTCTCCTGGTGGCAGACGTTCTTCATCTCACCGCCGGCGATCGCCAGGGCTGGGATAAACGCAATAAGTGCAACTAAGCTTTTCATAATCAGATCTCCGGATGTGGTGGCTGGATCGGCGCGGGTTTGCCACCGAAGCCGGTTTGAACAGGTGCTGCGGGTGAAGTCGGATCGAGCGTCGGCTCCTGGCGCACGATCGTCGTCGTGGTCACCACCGGCGCAGGCCTGGGTGCCGGCGGGTCCTTGAAATCGGCCGAGCTCGAAATGCCCGGCGGCACGAACGCATCCTTGCCCTTGACCGCGATCAGGGTCGCCAGCGCGCCAAGGATGTACTTCGACATGTCGGACAAGAGCAGGAAGAAATTCTTGTCGGCCGGTGCCATGCCGGACATCGGTTGCGTCACGAAGACGACCGAGTACATGGACAGGCCGGCCATGATCACCAGGATCAGGCAGAACGTGATGCCGATGACAAACTTCAGGACAGCGTTGAGCTGCTCCTCTGTGGCTCTCAAAATCATGGTTTCACCTTCTCGGGTTGCGTGACATCAGCCGGGCAAGTGCCGGTCGCCGTGCAGATCGGCGGCTTGCACTCTGTGGTTTCCCAATTTTTGGGGTCCTGGCACGGGTAGCGGAAACGCTCCTCGCAGCCGGCCAGCAATAGACTAAGCAGTAAGAACTTGAAGCGCGTGCTCATAATGTTTGATCCTGTCGTCGAGTCCAATGAAGCCGCCATTGATGCGGCGCGTGAGTTCCTTGATGTCGCCGGCGTCTGCCCATTTATTCAGGTTGTTTGTTTCCCAGAACCAGCAGGCCGACTGCGCTGCGCCTTCAAACGTGGCGAGGTAGTCCGGCACATCCTCGACCTTCATCTGCAAGCTGTCGGCGAAAGCCTGGTAGTTCGACTTGCCGGTCAGCTGGATCAGACCTCGGCCGCAGTAGCGGAACCCATCCCCGCTCGCCTCGTCTCCGTTGCCCATGCGGTTGGCGTAGACGCGGTTTGCGATCGCAGCTGCTTTGTATGGTTTAGCGCAATATGATGCGGCAATCGCATCATCGGGAAAATACTTAGGGAACACCTTCCGCAGCGTGGCCGGCTTGTAGTTCAGGTTCTCGGTCAGCGCCACAAAGGGCGCGGAAGTGCCATCCGATAATCGGCCTGTCGATTCATGCGCACACTGCGCAATAAAGGCGGCGATGCGCTTGGGCGTGTTGATGTCGTAGTCCGGTAGCAGCTGCTCGAGCGCGTGGTACCACTGCTCGGGATAGGGGTTACCGGGGATCAGCTGCTTCAGCTGGGCCAGGGTCAGGTTCATTTCGTGGCGTCCTCTTCTCGGTCAGGATCTGCAGCCGCAGCTCTTTCATCTTCTGCACCTCGCGCACGGCCGCGTTCGTCGCGTGATACATGTCCATGTACATGAAACCCATCACCGGCATGACAACAAAGAACGTGATCAGCACTGCCAGCAGCGTAATCAGGAGAGACCAAGGTACATTGTCATGCTTCTCTTTGTCAGCCACATCAGCCCCATTCCGTACAGCAGGACGAAAACGACTGCTAAACTCCACGCCGCTTTTGCCTTGGCTTCCTCGATTGCCTTTTTGCGTCGCCATTGTGCTATCTGGAACTGCCTCATCTCTTCAGCGTGAGCCACTTCCTGCTCGGCCACGATCTTCTGCCACATTGCCTCGAACTTGCTCCACAGCGAGCCGAGCTCGGGCGGCGCGTGGTAGACCATCATCTCGCGGATCTCGGTCAGCATGGCGTCGAGCCTGGCGCTGATGATGATCCGGCGCAGCGCCCTCCTCCCGATGCTTTCCTCGCCCTTGTAGACTTTCTTCGAGCTCGTCTCTTCGGCGATCAGTGCCTTGCCGAGCGCGTCATACGCATCCATCAGAGCGCCCAGCTGGTCACCGATCTCGGTGAACACGTCGTTCGGATCGGACTTCGCGATCGTCTGAACCCGCTGAACCTCTTCGTTGTACTGCTGCTTCTGCTGCGGCGTCGGTGCGACCAGCTGGTCGTACTGCGCCTTCAGATCCTTCAGGACATCCTTGACCTCACCGGCCGTACCTTTGATGTCCTTGTAGAGCGCGATGCCCTTCTTGACGGCCGCGACGCAGGCATTGGCTGTCGCGAGAAGGGTGATCGGGTCCACATCACGCCAGGTGCAGCTGCTGTTTCAATTCCAGGATCTCGGCGTGCATGGCGTCGTTGCGCTCCTCGCACTTGCGGTTCTGTTCCTCGACCGCCTCGAGCCGCTTGGTCAGTCTGTCGACCTCCTCGCGCAGTGTGGTGATGACCTGCATCATGGCGTTGTTGGCAGCCTCGGCAGCCTGGTCTGATCGCTCGGCCGCCTTGTCGTCCATCCGGTCTTTCTTAAACATGCGAAACGCAGCATAGATGGCAGCGCCGACCGATCCGACACCGAGCCCCAGCTTTGTAAGGAGATCCTGGTCCATAGCCTTATGTCTTGATGATGTAGTTGAGCACGAGGGTTGGCTGCGTGTTGTTGTGCGCGCCGCCGCCGCCGGTTTGGTTCAGAGCCGAGACGTTGGTGGTGCCGCTTGCGCTTACCGCTGCCGTGGTGGCCGAAGCGCTGTTCACCAGGTTGGCTGTGAATTTGACCGTGTGGTCGTGCGCTGGCATCTGCGGGATTGTCAGCGTGTGCGTTTCAGCGCCGCCTGCAGCGCCCAGCGTCGTGCCGTCCAAGCCAGAGCCGCCAGAGGTCAGGCGGTTAGCTGCCGTGCCGCCCATGTTGTCCTTGCCGGCCGCCGCCCTGCCCCGCAGGTCCGGCAGGTTGAAGGTGGTCGAACCATCGCCGGTGCCGTAGGTGGTGCCGATCGCCGCGTAGAGGTCGGCATAGGTCGTGCGCGAGACGGCCGAGCCGTCGCACAGCAGCCAGGCTGTCGGCGCGGTAGAGCCAGCATAGGGCAGCACCACGCCGGGCGGAGCGAGGTTTGCGGTCATGCTATTGGGTATTTGTGTAAGTGCCACGCATCGGCCCTGCCTTTCCTTTGATTACTCAGTGAATGATCAGACCCGCCTCATCCAAAGCGGGAAAGATTTCTTCAAACGGGATGTCGAAATAAACCTGCATTATGTACCGAGCATTCATGTTGAGCGGCAGAAATTGATACCCGTCTGTCCTGGTGTCGCCAGGATAAGTGACAGAATGCGGCTGCAGCGTATTCATGAACCACACGTCGCCAGGCTTTGCGTTGAAACTTTCAACGGGCGTCAGCAGCTCGTGGTTGACGTGGTAGTAGCCGTTGCCATTGTCCAATGACCAGCGATCATCGGGGACAATTTCGCCTTCCCAGAATGTTGTCTGCTCGCCGTGCGTCTCTTCGTAGAAATTGATGACGCACTTTTCCCTGGTGTGAACGTGCGGACCAAGAATGCGGATCTCGGTCAGATTGACGCCGAGCGGCTTCATACGGATCGACTCCGGCAGCACGCGTTGAACAGCGCGAATTTTTGCCTTTGGAATATATCGTCGAATGACTCGCTCGATCGGGAAATGCAGACCTTTGCCGTGACGACCCAGTACATGGCTGTCTCGTTCGAGATCCAGCATAGGGTGTTCAAGGTTCAGTCGCTTCGCGTATATCATGGGAAAACAAGCCCGTAGCAATCGGTCACTGCCTGGACAAGGCTGTTATCGGACGTGACGCGGATCTGCGTCGGTTTGCTGACGTTCTGCCCGCCGACGGCCAGGGTTCCTGCGCACAAGAATAGCTTGGTGCCTTTGGGAAGGACGGTCTCCGAACCACCAGGCAATTCAAACTTGCTGACATCAGGAATGAAGCCGCGGTTCAGAGCGCGGTTCACGCACATGATGCGCGTGTTCCCGACTGCAGTATGTTCAAACAGCCCGGCATAGTAGTCGCTCGACAGCAGGAGCTGACCGGCCACAAGATCAGGCATGGCCGCGTTGCGCGTCTTGTCGAAATTGCGAAAGCGACCTTCGACCCAGAAATGGATCGCACCTGGATCGCTGGTCACTTCTGCCAGATATGTTTCGCCGTCCTGAAAAGACTGTTCCAGGAGAAGATAGCCAAAAGCGGCGTATGGTTTCTGCTCCATGTCACACCACCAGCAAAGGAGTATTGTCCGGGTTCTGCGGTGCAGGAAACAAATCGTCGTGCGCGTATTGCAGCTCGGTTCCAATCAGGGCAGTCAGGCCTTGTTGCAGCGCCTGATCTGCTTGAGCATTCTCGCGCATGGCCTGCTGATGTGCGTGATACGAACCGGCCTGGGCAACGCGCTTGATGATTTCCTCAGTGTTCGTGACATCCGGCCACATGATGAAAGGCTGGAAAGCCAGCGTTTCGTAATCGTCCGGGTTCTGCGACCTTGTCTCGTCAGAAGCAAACTTGACCAAGAGGTGATCGCCCTCGAAACCGACGATCTTCATTTTCAGGGTATTCATTTCTTCCTCCAGTTAAGCCACGCCACCAAGGCGCGTTCCAGTTACGGACCAAGTTACGTTTGCATTACCCACAATGTAGTTGGCAGAAGCGCCGCCAGCACCACCAGCTCTTACGATAGTGGTCTGTCCAGTGCCTTGAGCAGAATTTGGCGTTGCGCCGGTAGAGCCACTAGCACCCAACCCGCCACCATTACCGCCTGCCGCTCCCGTACAAGTCGTGCTTGAGTTTGTATACGAAACTGCACTGCCACCCGAACCACCAGATGTAGTTGTACCCGTGCCGCCAGTTGCACCAGCAGCAGGTCCGAAAGTGCCGCTACCGCCAGATGCACCCGCACCGGCAGTATTACCAGCACCACCGCCACCACCAGAGCCGCCGATGCCGGTCCAGTTACTACCGTTGGCAATAGTCCAGTAGCCACCACCACCACCGCCACCGCCACCGCCGCCTGCGCCAATCGTTCCGTTGTTTTGAATAGTAGTGGCTCTACTAACGGACAAAGCATTACCGCCGGCTGATCCGGCCGATCCAACAGTTGCGCTTGCGTTTCCAGTGCCGCCAGCACCACCGCTACCAGCCGCGCCAACAATATATCCGTTGTTGATAATAGTTACTGTGTCGCCAGCGTTGAAGCTGCTGGATACAGACATGGCGTAAGTGCCAGTTGATGAGCTCCCGACAACAATGCCGGAGTTGATGGTAACGGTGATGTCCGAAATACCAGCGACATAACTCGCACCGCGATTGGCGTACACGTCATAGTTCTGCGTGTTGGCTGAAATCGTCAGTGCGATTGCAACACGGCCTTTGTTATAGCCAGCCAGAACAGAGTGCATCGTCATGTTATGTCAGCCCCGCACCGGTGATGACTGCGACGCTGGATGAGATGAATAAGACTGTCGCCATGCCATAAAGGCCAAGCGTTCTGTTTCCTGTCGTCGATGATGTTTGACCGGCCCACTGCAAGGTCAGGCCGCTTCCCTGCGTAATCGTCTGGTTGGATGCCGAGTTGTTGTAGATCGTCACGACCTGACCAGCAGAGAACACGCCCGATGGAACTGTCACGCCGCCGGTGGTAATCGAGATGTGCTTGCCGTTGTCGCCTGCGACCAGCGTGTAAGCCGCTGTCTGCGCGTTCTGCGGAATCGATCGCACGTCGCCTGTGCTGTCTGCCAGCGATGTGGCCGTCACCGCACCGGTAAAGGTGTCGCCTGCTTTGTTGGCCGGCGTGTAGCCGAGGTTTCCGACGGCGGCACCAGACGCCATTTTGGCCGCGGTGACCGTACCATCGCTCGGCGTGCCGATCGGCAACGGCGTGCTATAGACCACCTCGATATTGTTCGTGCCGGTTGGCGGTGCAGCGCTGAACGTCAGCGTTGTGCCACTGATCGTGTAGCTGTTCTTTTGCTGGTACACGCCGCTGATGAAAATGTCGGCATTGTTCTGCGCACCTGGTGCTGCGGTCAGCGTGAAAGCCGTCGTCGACGCGTTACCACTGAAGCGATCGACGTTGACGTTTGTTGCGCCAAGACCAGACTGCGATGCAAACCAGGTGTTCGTCTCAAAGTCAGCGACCAGAATGACCTGAGAATACTGCGATCCAATTGTGACGGTGGTGCCACCGTTGATCGTGTCGCTGCCTGACCTGGTAATGCTGACTTGGTTTGAATCGCTCGTCCATTTGACGATCGAGACCTTGAAGCCGTCGGTGACCGTCGAGATCTGAGGCAGCGTGAAAGTGATTGCGCCGCTGCCCGTGTTGGCGCGGAACAGGGTTCCCTGGTCAGCCACCAGGACCGTGTAGTTGGCGCTCTTGTCCAGCACCTGCCGGTACAGGCCAGATGCCGCTGAAGCCGCTGCAGCTGCAGCTGATGCGCTCGCAGCCGTCGCGCTCGACGACGCCGACGAGGCCGAGCTCGAGGCAGACGACGCGCTTGAAGCAGCATTTGTCGCCGAGGTCGATGCATTGCTGGCGCTGGTCGAAGCGTTTGATGCGGAGGTCGAGGCAGATGATGCGGAACTCGAAGCAGCTGATGCGGAATTCGCAGCATTCGTTGCAGACGTAGACGCAGACGACGATGCCGAAGTCGCGGTGGCGGCGTCAACCAGGAGCGCCCATTTTGCGCTGTCGGTGTTGGTCGAGATCGGTTGCGAGCCGCTCGCTGTGTGCGCGGTCAGGCAGATGTAGATGTTCGCGTTCGACGTGTCCTTGACGATGTCGCGCTGCTTGTAAGACTTGCCCGAGGTCCAACTGCCCTGGTAGGTGCCGAGCTCCTGGGTCACCGACAGTTCGCCGGCCGCATCAAAACTCAGCACCTTGTTGGCGCGGTCCGTCGCTCCGACTGTAAACTCAGTCGAACTCATGGTGTTGGAGGTCGACAGCTTAATCGAGCGGCCGACGGCCTCGTTGAGCTGCTGCGCTTCCATCGTCAGCTTGTCGAGCGCCTGCTCGTGGGTCTGAGCCGGGAAAGGATCGTTCGGCTGGTAGTCGACATCCTGGGTCAGTGGCACGTTGCGCGTGATCACGACTGTAACGCTCGATGCCGGTGCCGATGTCATCGTCACTGTGCCGCCAGCCGAGACCCCTGCCCCGCTGACTGTGTAATCGGTGTTCAACACCATTGTGGTCTCGGTGCCGTCAGAGGCACGCAGGATGACCTTCAGGTGGCTGGTGGCGAGAAAGTAGAACGGGACGGAAAACGCGGTCGTCGAGCCGTTGCCCGAATAGCTGACCCGCGACGTTTGGGATGATACGGTCATGGTTTATTCCCCAATAGCTTTGGCAAAATCGGGCTCGCGAATGCCTTCGAGGCCAGTACCGGGTCGCCAGAAATAAGTCTGCCCGAACTCCTTCTGAGCTCTGCGCTGCATTGTAGCAAGATAGCCCGGCGAAAAATACTCCTGCAGCTGGTGAAACACGAGATGATCCAGAGCTGCTTTTGCATACCAGAGGCTCGCGCCCGGTAGATTTCCTTTGATAAACCTTGTCGCCTCGGCACCGAAGTGTGTGTCCTTGCCCTGCATCATCTGCACGACGTTGCCTTGCGTCAGGTTGAATGCTTCTTCGGTAAAGCCGGCGAGCGGTCCCATCATCGCGCCGAGCACGCCGTTGTGGCTGGTCTGCGTCGCGCCGGAAAACAGGAAGTCGCCGTAAATCCCAAGCGAGCCGCCCTTCAGGAAAGCCGCCAGCCAGTTCTTGCCGCCGTGCTCGCCCTGGAACGGGTTGTAATTGCGCGGGTCTTTGCCTTGCAGGAAGTCGTTGATCGTCTGCGCCACCGCGCCCAGGACGGTCGTGCCGGCCACCAAGCTCGCGATGTAAAGCGCCTTGCCGCCGGACGTTTCCATGTTCATGCCGCGCATCCAGTGGCGCGCGATCATCGACAGCGGGAACGCCTTGAACAGGAAGAACGACCTGGCGAGCTCACCCTTCCAAGTGCCGCGCTCAAAGCCGCCGCCGGTCATGAACTTGTCGGATGCGCCAGGCCGGATCACGGCCATGTCGGTTTCCTCGAGCACGACGCCCAAGAGGCGCAGCACCGCCTCGCGCTTGGCCGCGGCAGGGTCGGGCATGCCGGCCACAACCAGGTCAGCATCAGGGATGCGCATGATCGCTTCAGGCGTCAGCACGCCATTGCCTGCGCCCCATTGCTCGAGCTCGGCTGCCTTCCAGACCGCGAAGTTTTCCTCGGTGATGCCCTTGGACAGCAGGATGCGGTAGTCGTGCGGATCGATGTCAGCGAGCTTGCTGTATTTGCCGGAGATCTCGCCCAGCGCCGACATCATCGTCACGCCAAACGCACGCCGGCGCGCACCGTCGAGCGCCTCAAGGCCAGACGCGCGCATGACCGTCTGCGCCATCTTCGACGAGAAGGTCGGGCCGAGGTTGTCCTGGCCCCAGCGATTGAGATGGCCGATCATGGTGTCGAGCGCCAAGCCTGCGCGGTGCGCCAGGTTTTCCTCAGTGCGGTTGGCCGGGTTCATGGCAGACAGCTCGTTGGCGATCAGCTGCAGCTCAGGCAGGCGGTTGACGTTCGCGGTCAGGTGAACCGTCGCCTCGTCGGCCAGCGCCGTGATGACGGCCGATCCCAGGCGAGACGACACCATCCAGTTGCGCAGCGTGTCGAATGTCTTGGCGAGGGTCTCGTTGACCACCGGCTGCGTTTTGCCGGAGGTGTAGTCGAAAAGCGCTGACAGACGCTGCGCTTCCTTCTCGGCCTTGGCGGCCTTTGCCGGATCGGCGATCGCTTTCTCGTGCAGCTGCTTGTCGAGCAGCGCGCGGAAGGCGTTGTCGGGGTTCGGGCCGTAGGTCTCCAGCATGGCAATCTCTTGCGACATGCCCTGGACGTGGCCGGTGATCACACCCCACAGCGATTTTTCGCCGTACTGCGACTGATATTTCAAGTAGCTGTCGGCATCCTTGAAATGGATCGACCGGCTTTCAGAATTGCGGTTTGCCAGCATGCCGCTCATGCGCTGGCCGGGTTCCATCTTGTTGATGCCGCCGGTCGCCAGCGTCACCCAGGCATTGCGCAGAAAGTCGACGACCTCGGTGTCGGACATCTTCGTGCCGTCGTCGCGCAGGTACTTGTCGCGGTTCAAGAGCGGGAAAACCTCGGCCACCCAGGTGTCGCGGCCGGCCTTGGCGACTTTCGCCTGGCTGTGATGCTGCGGCACCGACCAGGTCTCGAGCTTGCCGATCTTGCCGCCTGCATTGTTGAACTGCTCGCGCAGCTGGTCAGCGACCTCGTGCCAGGCGGCCGCGCCTTTGTCGGCCTCGTGGCTGCCGGTCTGCTCACCGAAGATCGCCTTCGTCAGCAGCCTGATGCCTTCGTTCGACTCGAACATTCCCCAGAAACGCGGATCCACAGCCTCGAACGTGTCGATCAGCTGGCGGCGGGCATTGGCCGAAATGGCGTTTGTGCGGCTCTCAGCCGACATGAAATTGCTCTTGCCGTCGGCGACGAAAACCAGCGTGCGCTTCAGCGCATCGAACCGGTCCATACCGGCATTCACCTGGTCATCGATAAAACCCTGCAGCCGGTCATGCGTCTCAATGGCGAGCTGCACGCGCTTGAGCTTCAACGCTGCTTCGGCCACCAAATCCTGGGCGGCGAACTGCGCTGCAGCTTTCAGGCGATCGGCCGCGGTCATGCGGGAGAATGCAGCCGGGTCTTTGCCGGCGATGAAGCGCATGGACTTGACGATGCGCTGCTCGATGCCGTTGGCCTCGGCCACCGTGATCGGTCGACCGATGGCCTGCTCTACCGCTGCGATGCACTTGTCTCTCATGTCATCCCCTCAGTGCGCAGGCCGCGGCTACGTCAAACTGTTGTGATTCGTGCTCTGCTGTTGCGAGTTCCGCATCAGCCTGGGCAAGCGCGCGCCCTGCCGGGACGAGCTCGCCGCTCTCATTGGCGACCGTCAGGTCAGGTCGATTGGCGATAATGGTTTCTGCTGAGTAGGGGTCGGCTCCTCGTCCGGCGCGATCGGATACTGCTTGACCTTCGCCAGGCGTGCGAACAGCTCCCGCTCCTTCTGTCTCGCTGGGGACTGCGTATTTTGCGGCGAGCTCGTCGAGGCGCTGCTGGTTGACTTCAGGTCTTTCGTACCAAGGGGCATTGCCTGCCTCCGTCACTTTGAATTTGGCCGGCACGACGCCGTTCTTTGTTGATTTTACCGCATCCATAAACTCGCGGAAACCTTCAACTGTGTAACGACGCTCCTGCCCCTCCCCTACTTTGTACAGGAAATAAGGCTCGCCGGCAGCTGTGCGGCCGTAGCGCGCGCCGTACTGATAGGCACCGTACTCGCCCTCCTTGGCGGTCACCTCGGAGATCATGTCGGGGTTGCCCTTGGCATCGTGCAGGATCGCGTCCAGCGTGCCGTGGCTGGCTTCCTGCTGGCTGTCTGCTACCCAGGTCTCCCAGTGATAGCGGCCGATGCTGGCGTCGTGTGGGCGGCCCAGCGCCGTGTACATATTCTCGACCCGTTTGGCGAGTGCGCGCTCGACAGCCTCATAGATCAAAAGGCCGCGTGCGCCGTAGGTGATCTCGGCCAACGACGTGCCAGGCACGACCTTGTTGTTGACCTTGCGGCCGTCATAGAGGTTGCGTCCTTCAAAGCGGCCGTCGTCCCACAGCTGACGGATCTGCACGCGATCGAGCACCATCACATCAGGGAAGCCGGCGACCAGGAGCGTGAACGACACGACCTTGTTGTCGATGCCCACGCCCTCGGTATTGGCGATGAACCAGCGACGGATCGCCTGGCCGGTCATGTTCGGGTCCGACATCATCTCGTGCATGCGCTGCAGCTTCGAGACGCCGTCGGCATCCTTCTCGCTCATCTTCGCCAGGAAGAGATTGCCGAAGGCGTTCAGGTTGTGCGTTGCGCCCGAGCCCGGCTGGCCGGAGCCCTTCGGTGCCGCGGTGCGCGCCCACTCGCTGTAGGTCAGGTTCACTGTGCCGTCGGCATTCTCGTCCCACTCGATGCGGGTCGGCTCCGGCTTGTTGAACTCCTTGCCCTCTTTCTCTGCTTTTTTCTTGGCATCGTTCCAGCCATCGATCTCGCCCTGGAGGATCAGGTCGGCGAGCTTCTCGCGCTCGGCCTTGCTGCCCAGGTCAAAGGCGGCCTTGCGGCTTTCGTCCCAGCTGCCTTCGGCGGCGACTTTCAACCACTCGCCGATCCCTGGATAGGCGTCGATGAACAGGCCTTCCTGCGTGTAGGGGCTGACGCCGCGCGACAGGAACGACCACATGAACAGCTTGCCGGTGGTTTCGACATCGAGCTCGCCGCTTGTGTAGGCCTCGCGGAACAGACGCGCATTCTCAAAGCCGTGGTCGGCATCAGCAATCTGACCTGGCGTCAGCGTCTCGAGCTTGCGCACCGCGCCGTCGGAGTTGATCTCCTTCAGGAAGCGATAGGGCGGGATCGGCACGTCGTCGGTCGCCATCGCATAGGCCATCATGCGCGACCATTCGAGTGGCGACTTGTCGGCATTCGGGAACTTTGCCAGCGCGTCATCGATGCCGGCGAGCTGCTTTCCAGCGTTCTTCATGTTGGTGCCGGTCAAGACCAGCGGCTTTTCAGGCAGCGCGATCTTGCCGAGCGGGACCTTGACGCGCAGCGCAGGCTCAAAGCCGTTGACGTTCTTGTCCTCGACTCCGACGCCTGGTTTTTCCACGCCAGGCTTGCCAGCGGTGACATCGGGAAAGAAGTCCCCCTGGCCTATCATCTTGCCGTAGATCTCGCCGTCGGATTTCAGGACCGCGTCGAGGCCTTTGATGATGGCGTCCTGGTCGGACAATCCAAACACCGATTTGATTTTCTCAACGAGCTCGGCAAGCCACTGCTTTGCTTTGCCGATCCAGGTCTTGGCTCCGGCACGCTGCGCCACCAGGCGTGCGGCATTAACGGCCCAGAACTCGGACGGGTTGACGTATTGGTAGAAGTCTTTCGGCAGCGTGCCATCGGCAATTTGCGAGGCGATCAGCTTGAATGCTTCACGGTCGCCGGCGGCCGCGCGCAGGGCATCATCGATCGCCTGCATCAGCGGATGGTTTTGCGTCTCGGTTGCCGTGCGCTGGAGCCGCTCCAGGCTGTTGATCCAGGCCTCGCGCACGCCCTTGCGCACCTCTTCAGGCATCATGCGTTCGGAGTGATGCAGGAACTCGTGAGCTCCCGTCATGGCATCGCCAGCGCCTTTGATCAGCGTGACCAGGCGCTCTGCCGGGTTGTAGCTGCCAGCTTCGCCGGACATCCGGCCACTGCCGCGCAGCGAGATCGCAAGCTCGTCGGCGATCGCCGGGTTCTTGTCGATCAGCCACTTCGCCAGCGCGTGCTGTTCAGGCGAAATGTCGCCGTGACGCTCGGCACGCATCAGGCGCTCGCGCACCCACAGCTCACCGCGCTCGCGATCGGCAAAGCGCTTTCCGGCGTTGGCGACAGCGCGTTCTTCCAAGTCGCCATTCAGGCTCTTCAAGCGCATCAGCAGCGCTTCGGTGTCGCCCGTCTTTTCCCACTCCTTGATCGCGCCCCTGACGTTGTCGGTGAAGCGCACAGGCGAGCGCTGATCGATGTTGTACAGGTTCGGATCGTCCGGCAGACCGCGCGAGCGCAGCTCCTCCTGGACACGCTCCCAATCAGAACCGAGGTGCTCGCGGATCGTGGCATCGGCATTGGTACGAAACGGCGTCTGCTGCTTCTCTTCAAACGACGCTTGCGTCACAGCCTCATTGACGGTGACATCACGGCCGGCCAGCAGATCCTCGATCGCTTTGTTCACAGCCTCGACGTGTGCCTGGCGTGCGGCCGGATCGGTCGGGACGCCCGGCAAGGTGTCGACCTCGACGTGCAAATGGTTGTTGGCCGCCAGCGCTGCGTCGAGCTCGGACGGCGCAATCTCGCCCAGGGGTCGGGTCTCAGGTGCGCTGCCGTGGACGTAGTGACCATAGGCACCAAAGCCCAGGCCCATGATCGTGTCGACCATCATCGCTTCCTGGTCGAGCACGCGGTACTGCGAGGCCATGTCCGAATAGCCGCGGGCCTCGAGCCAACCACCGATCCCACCGCGCGTTGCCGCGCCCACTGCGAGGTTGGTGCCGACGGCCAGGCCGAGGTTGGCATAAAGCGGCGCGCCAGCTGCAAACGTCATCGGCAGCTTCATGCCGGCATAGGTTGCTACGCCTTCAATAGAACCGACGCCCAACGCCGTGGCCGGATCAATGCCTTCGGCAACCGATCGACGAAATCCTTTGTAGCCTTGCAACGCTGCCGCCGTTTCTGGGCCGCCCAGCATGGCTTCAGGGATGACGTTGATCAGGCCATGCCCAGCCATGCCCAGCCAGCCTGTCGTGCGCGGATCTGGCGACCAGTTGCTAATGTTGTCGACAGCGATCTGCTGCTGCTCGTTCAGCCAATCTTCGGTCTTTGTGCCGAAGAGCTGATCGACGGGACGCGCAGCCATGCGCAGCATCGGGGTGGTGGCATCGCCCAGGAGCAGTGCCGCGTCGTTGACCGTTGAAGCAAGACCGGTAAACGGCGCTTTCCATGCACCGGAATACCAGGACGGTTTGAGGTCGCTCTCCCAGATCGGGCTGCTGAGCGCGTTCTCGTATGAATTGACCGCAGCGGTCTGATCGATGTCGAAGACGCTCATTTTGCTTTTGGCTTGGTCGTGGTCATCTTGTCAGTCTTTTCCGGCTTGGTGGTCACTGGCGGCAGCGGTGCCGCCGGCTGACCTTGCTGGCGATCGGCTTCGTTGCTGGTCGGGATCTGGCTCATCATCGACGGAGCTTGCGTCAAATCGAGCACCATCGGCCTGCCGTCCTTGCCGAACAGGTAGCTGTTGCCGTTCTTGACCAGGTACAGGTCACGGCCATTGCCGGCGGGATCACCCATCATCTCGAGACCGAAAGCGCCCCATTGATCGAACATGCCTTTGGTGTAGCCATTGGCAGCGATCGCCTGGTCGAACTTCTTCTTCGCCTGGTCCTTGAAGTAAGGCTCAGACATCCCCCAGGGACGCAGCACCGAGCCCTTGCCGTTGATTTCAGTCGCGCCGCCCGTGACAGCTTCGATCGCTTCCTTCATGCGGCCGGAATCGAAATTGCCGGACACATCGCCATCGCGTGCGGATTTGCCGGCGTAGTAAGCGCGCACGGCTTGGAACGTGATGTCGGCGCGCGTCGCATTGCCCGCAAAGGAATTGCCCATCTGATCAGCGAACGCCTGGCGCATGTCTTTGTCGGGCGGCATCGGCAACATCTTGCCGGTACCGTCCTGTGCCTTGGCGGCCTTGTTCGGGTTGAGGAGCTGCTCGCCCTCAAGGATCAGTCCTGCGACCACGTCGGGGCGATAGACCTTGTCAGATCCAATCATGCCGCCGGCGATTGTGTTGTTGTTCGTCTCAGCCATGATGCCACCGGCCACGGCCGTCACCGGGCTGTCAGGCGCGATCGCCTGGACCAGGCCGCGATAGGCGTCTCCGCTCACCGCACCGCGCATGGTCTTGAGGTAATCCAGCTTCTGTGGGGTCGTCATGTTGTTGAAGCCGGCCGACAGCGTCGCTTGCTCGGCCTTCGTCAGCAGCGCAGGCTTGGTTCCGAACATGGTCGACATTGTCGATGCCACACCCTGGCGTTTGGTCAGCTCGGCTGCAAATGCTGCGCGGTCGTTGAAGTTGAGCGGCTGCACGTCGGCGAACTTGTTCGCACCGGCCCATGCCACCGGATCGTCGGCGCGCACCTTGTTCTGCGCATCGATCGCCTGTGCGAGCTTCTGGTACTTGTCGGCTTTGATCGCGTAGAGCGGATCGCTCGGTTGCGGCCGGCGCGCTTCCAGAAACGCAGCCTGCTTGTCGACCGGCAGGGTTTTGGCGGCCTGCACGTCAGGAGCCAAGCTCATGGCCTCGCGGTAGCCTTCATAGCGACGCGGTCCATCGACCATGCCGTAAGCGCCCACGAATTGATCTTCGGTCAGCGGCTGCGGCGGCGCATCACCGTTGGCTGCCATTACCAGGTGATTGTTGAGAACGGGCTCCAGAGAAGACCGAGCCACACCCATCTGCCGATGCACTTCTGCCTCGGCCTTGTTTAGCGTCGGGATGATCTGCTCGGGTGGCAGCTGGCTGACAAGGTCGCGAATGAACGGATTGGCTTGAGACTTCGATGCTGTGACGGTCACTCCAGGCAATGCGCCATCGCTTGAGGTTGCGCTGTAGCTCGTCGCCTTCGTGACAGGTTTGCCGGCCAGCACATCCTTGGCGATCGCGCCGTAGACCTGGTCGGGGTAATGCTTGGCACCTGGCCCCTGCTCCTGCGAAACCAGAGCCCGGCCGAACTTTTCGAGCGTTGCCGGGTCGCGCAGATCGACTGTGTCGTTTGGGCCAATGCCCATCTTGCGCGCCACACTGGCCGCGGCTTCATGGTTGCCAGGTGTCCAGCCGCCATTGCCGGCAATCAGGCTGTCGACCGTGTTCTTGCCGCCATCAAATTTGCGCAGCGCCAAGCGATACATGGCCGCGAAACCCATTTCGTCAGTCTCATAGCGCGCCTGTGCGTCGCCTTGATCTTTCGAGTCGGACTTCGTGGCATCAGCCTGGCGAGCGTACTTGATGTTGCCAGGGTTGCGGTTGCGCATGCCCATCGGCAGATCGCTGGAGATCGGAATTCCAGCAGACTGCACAGCACCGCTTTCGGCTGGCTTCTTGGCGTTGTAGAACTTGTCCTGGTACTCGTGCAGCTGCTGTGCGTATGCGGATGCGTCTTCAGGCGTGTCGAAAATGCCAAGGTTTTTGCCGTCCTTCTTGTACTTCTCGATCGCCTGCTGCTCGGTCAGCACCTTGCCGTCTTCGGTGATCGGCGTCAGCAAGACTTCCTTGCCTTCGATGTTTACCGAGAACGAGCTCACCGTCGAAATCGAGCCGTCCTTGTTCTTGACCTGCGGTCGGTTGGCGAGGTCGATGTTGCCTGGCGTGATCAGGCCTTTCACCGTGCTGGTATCTGGACCTGGCATTGCTGCCGGCGCAGCAGCCGTTGTGTCTTTGCCGACTGCCTCATGCAGCGCATCGACGAGGTCTTGCGGCGTGCGCTCGTTCACGCCTTGCAGCGCGTAATTCAACAGCGCAGCCTTGGCCTTACGCAGGCGATCGACCTTCTGGTCGGGCGTCAACATGTCGTTGTTGGCGATCATGCCGCCGACAGCTGCGTTGGCAAACGCGAACTGCTCCGGCGACAGGTTCTTCATCAGATCCTTGCCGTAGTTTTCGGTCGTGGCGATCAGCTCGTTGTCGCGCTTGGCGATCGTCTGCTTGCCTTCCCACTGCAGCGAGGAACTTGAGTATGCGTCCTGCAGCTGCAGCAGATGGTTCTCTGCGTACTGACGCACACGAGGGTTCTGAATGTTTTTCAGGAACGCATCGCGATCAGCCTGGAACTGCTTGACCACCTGGCCGTGAAACCCGGTGTAGTCGCCTTCAGCTGCAGGATGAACCGTGCCGTCAGCATCGGTCACATTGTCTGGCCGGTATGAGGTCGAGAGCTTCTGGTACTGCTCTTCCTGATGCTGCTTGAATTCCGACAGCTTCAGACCGACCTGGCTCATCTCGTTGGCTTCTTGCTGCTGCTGGTCGATCCTGATCATCGTGCCAGCCAGCTGCTCTCCGGCCTGCCCGAGACGTTGCATCCCCTGGCCGACAGCGCCGGAAATTTCGACGCCGCGTGCCTGCGGAACCATGCCAAAACCGTTTGGTGTCAGGCGCTCTTCGTACTGCGGGATCTTGACGGCCATGTCTTATGCGCCTTTCCACGGGCCGATGCCCTTGAACGCGGCGTAGCCATTCGCAGCGCCTGACAACAGGCTCGCTCCGGCATTGAAAAAACCAGCGGTTTGCGCGTTGTCGGCATTCTGTCGGCTGACCGTTGCGCCGTACTGGTCGAGCTGTGCCTGCGCCTCGAGGCCGCGCGATTTCTGCTGGCCTTCGTAGCGGATCGTCAGCGCGTCGAGCTCGTTCATGAGATCGTTCTGCGCCAGGACATCCTTGTTGGAGCCGTCCATGCCGGCACCCGATTGCGCGGCACCAGCCAAAGCCTGGCCCTGCATCATCGAAAATTTGCGGCGCTGTTGTTCTTCCTGCGCGTTGGCCTGGTCGTTCGCCACCTGCGCGTTCTGGCGCTCGATCGTGGCGTTGTATTCCTGGGCCTGCGCCTGCGACCTGTAGCTCGCAGCCTGCGCATTCGCCTGGTTGATCGCGCCGATCGCGCTGACCGCAGACGACACAGCCATCAAAACGGGTAGTGCAGCCATTATTTCACCCTTGCATAAAGGTTGCAGTCGCGGCCGTCGGGCGTGTAGGCGCGCATCCTGCCTTCGTTCTCAAATCCCAGGAGCCGCGCCCAGCGATGCCCTTCGGGGAAATCGCTATCGACTGCAGTCTCGACGCGCCGGTGTGGCGTCACCTCGAGGAACCGCATGATCGCCTTGGTCAGTGGCACGAAGTGCCGGCGAGCATTCCCGCCAATCAGACCCCATGCCATCGCCCGGTTCTCCCATTGAGGAATAATCCCCAGTGCTGCGATTATCTCACCGTCTACAAACGCCGAAAAGGCTGGCCCGCCCTTTTCCAAACTAATCCCGTACTCGTCTTTCAGCATCATCGGCCTGAACACTTCCTGGCTTTGCTGGATGCCCAGCTGCTTCAGGTGTGCTGCCTCAAAAGGCACGACGATCATCTGTCAAACGTGTGCAGCTGCGGCATCACGGCGACCACCGTCATCGGTAGAGGCTGCGGCTGCTGCACCATCACATAGCCATCAAAGTCATATCCGCTCGGCCACTCGATCAGCTTGTCGCCGGTGAAGAGCGGCGGGGCCTGGTCCATCAGCGCCGACGGCGAGCGAAACTCGATCGTGTCGAGGTTGTTTAGATCGGGACCAGCCTGTGCGCCCAGCGTGTTCAGGAAGCGAATGACGCACTTGTTGATGCGTTTCATCTTGCCCTGGGCCGTGCCGTCAGCAGCGCCCGCTTCGATTCGATTGGTCTGCAGCGTCGAGACGTAGCCCAGGCCGACCTGCACCTTGGTCGCCGAGACCTGCAGCGTGATCGAGCCCGAGCTCACCACACGATCGGGATGCGCAGCACCATTTGCCAGCACCTGCACCGTCTGCCCTTCGAGGTAGCCCAGGCCGCTGATCGTGGTCGTGGCTGTGCCGGAATAGGTGGCACCAGAGTCGACATAAAAGCAGTCAGCCTGCGCATCACCGGTTTGGTACTCGCGCGACAAATACTCGACGTAGCGTTTCGTTGAGCCGTTGATGGTACGCCGGACAATCATCCAAAGATCGTCCTGCGTACCGTCCGGCGACGGGATGACCGCCACTGACTCGACGATGCCATTCCCGCCCAGTATGTGGCGGTGCCATCCCACCACATCCTGCTCTTTGTTGAAGGTGAAGCCCAGCAGCTGGCCGTCGCTTCGTGCCGACCACAGAGCCACATAGGGCTCGCGGTGCCAGGCCGTCTGCACCATGCCGTTGCCGGTCACATGGTTGGCGAGCACCGTCAGGTCGTTGGTGATGTAGCCGTTCTGCTGGAAGTTGTAGGCTGCTTCCTTCAATTTCTTGCCCGAGCGCTGAACAAACAGCGTCGAGTAACCCACGCGCGCCGGGTTGACCGCACGAGAGCCATCAGATGTCTGCTGCTCGATCTTGACGTTGCCAGGCGCAAACGCCTCGCTGGTGGAGTTCTCCGAACAAGCGAACTCACCGCCAGACGTTCCAATCAGCAGCGCCTGCGTCGGCACCATCCACTGCACCTGGTTGACCTGGTCGGACGAAATCGTCGCCTGGATCGCCATGTCGGCAGAGACGATGCCGCTGTCGTTCTTCGATGCGAAATTTTCAAAGTCGGCCGCGACCGAGAAATAGAGCTTCTGCCCCATCGCAAAGGTCAGGCGCTCGCGGAAGAACGTGACGTGCGACGGGTAGCCATTGGTCGCGGAGAACGCACCCAGCGCCCACCGGAACGTCGCCTTACCCGATCCTATTACGCCGCCAGGCAGCGGGTTGTTGCCTTGCACGACAGCCGTGACAGTGGTGCTGTTCGTATAGCCGGTGATCTTGACGTAACCGTAGCCATTGTCGACGAAGAGCCAATCCAGGCCCTGCTTTTCGACCGTCGTGCCAGAGATCGATGAGCCGTCGCCATCGGCCTGCGTGCCGTAGGTGTGGATCGGCTTGTCCGGTCCTGTGCGCCAAACCTTGCCGGAGCTCGGCGTGCCATTGGTCGTGCAAGTGTATGTGTTGCCCTCGGACCGGCGCAGAACCCCGTATGGATTGCTGGAGAATTCCTGGCCGGCCGTCCACGGCTTGACGTTGGAGAGGTCAGCCGGCTCTAGGTAAATGTACTGACCCACCATCGCCGAGGTGAACATAGCCGACGAGGCTGTGATCGTGATCGTGCCGGATGTGGCCGATGCGTAGATCGTCTTCGTGCGGTCGGTGTTCTCGTCCTGGAACGGTCCGTTGAGGAACGTGATGGGCGCGATCGTCCAGTTCGTGTTGCCCAGGCGCGAGAGTTTTTGCGGCGGGTATTTCGGGTGAACGATGTAGATCACATCGCCCGACTGAACCATGTCGAGCGCGAAGCCGCCGTCGCTGTTGGTCAGGTCGGCGACTGCATAGGGCGAGGCGATCTCGTAAGGCGAGCCGCCCGAAAGCAGCTGGCCGCGGTTGAAATAAAACCGAATGTAGGTGTCGCCGAATTCAAGCACGAAGCTCTGTGTCGACGAGAATTCAAAGCGTGCCAGCCAGGTGCGGTTGGCGCTCGCCTTCACCTCGGCGACGTAGCGGGTGCCACCGCGGCGAACCGCAGGACCCTGCACCGACGGGATGAAATTCTCCATGAGCCGGCAGCCATTGGCGTATTTCTGGATGTCGACGCGCCCATCCATGAGCGGCGACAATTCGCCGGCATTGAAGCTCGTGCGGATCGCGGAGGCCTTGGGCATCTTAGATCCTCGAAATGATCCACTGGTTGTCGGGCGGCATCACCGACGGCTTCTCGATCGAGCCGATGCGGATCGCCTGCGTGATGGCGCGCTTGTAATCGTTGGCCGCGGCCTGCTTCTTGGTGTCGGACTGCGTGAGATCCTCGCAGATCTCCATCGCAATGCGTGACGCCAAGGCCTCGCGGAAGTTTGAGTCCCAGCTGTTGGGCTCGGTGATCTGGGCGATGTAACGCAGCTTCAGCGGCGCATCGATGTCGGTCAGGATCAGGTTGCCCTCGACCGTCCACTCCAGGTATTCGGTGTCGATGTAGTTATCCATGATCGCCGAAGGAAAGCGATCATCGACCATGTCCATGCGCAGGTAATCCGGCGGCAATGCGTACTGGTAGTTATAGCCAAACGCCGGCGCATCGGACAAAGCAGCGAGCTCTATGCGCCTCATGGCAAACTGCCAGCGGTGCGCACGCAGCTCGTCGTCGCGCAGATCGTCAAAGCAATTCGCGATCGCGCGCGCCTGCTTGTTGTCATCATCAAGCGAAATGATGCGCGCAGCGCCGAGCTTGGTCAGCGCACGGTTGGCGACCTGAATGACAGAGGCCATCGAAGCCTCCTATCAGCCGAGGCCGACGAGATTGACGTTCAAGCCAGACGGCGTGCCGCCCGTTACAAAGGCGCGAACCTCGCCAGCAGGCAGGTCAATGCCGGTTTGCGAGCGTGGCAACGTCGTGTAGGACACCGCATTACCGGTGAACACTTCGACGTTCATCCACACACCGGACGGCGATTTCACCTGCAGCGACACAGTCGCGCCACCGATGGTGCCATCGAAGAATGCGATGTATTCACCGCCGCGGATCGAGACCGAAGAACCGGTCGCCGAGCCATTGGTCAGGAGGGCATATTGCTGGTCATCAGCGCGACGCGTTGTCATGATGCCCCCTTACCAGGCCTTGCCGGCGCGGAGGATTGCGTTCTCCAGCTTCTCGAGCGCAATCAGCAATTCCTGCTCGCTCGGGACGTTGGCGGTCGTGTTGATCGCGACTTCCACATCCTTGCCGGTCGTGGTAGCGCCAGAGGTGACAGCGTATTCGTTGTCGCCGTTGTTGATACCGAAGAAATAGGTAGCCATTTCAGTTCCCCAGATAAGAGAAGAGGCGAGGTTTCCCTCGCCCCTTTACGGCTTAGTTTGCAGACGTGAAGAAGACTTCGATCACAGCAGTGCCGCTGGACGGCAGAGCTGCGCCGCCGACGGTTGCATAGAGCGTTTCGTCATCAGTGTTTGCAGCACCGGCGATTGCCGCGGCCTTGCCAAACAGGACCGGAGTGTCGGTCGTGGTGTAGGCAGCAGCTGCGGAATGCTTCGCCGCGGTCGTCGCGTTACCGACCGACAGAGTTGCAGAGCCGGTCGAGGTGCCAACGGTGATCACGCCATACGCGAATGCAGCGCCAGCCGGGACTTTGCCGAGGGTAATCAGCGAGCCCGAAGCCTGCGATGCAAACGTGATGGTGGCGCGGAACGCCTTGACGCGAGCGCCAACCAGGTTACCGGCAGGACGAAAACCGACAGGAGCCGAAGTGGTCAGGCCGGTGGCGTCGTTTGCCAGTTCGTTAGAGAGGTAGGTTGCCATTGTTCAGTGCTCCTTAGACGCAGGTAATGAAACCGACCTTCTTCTCCTCGGTACGCGCAGCACCAAAGGTGCCGGTGACGTAGACCTGATAGGAGTTGCGCTTGTCAGCGCGGCGGTCGACCGAAGTGGTCACGTCGTTCCACAGACCAAGGCACACGCCCGACTTCGCATAGAACGGAACCATGTACTGCGAGCCGGTGGTGTAGCCGGTGACAGCAGGGTTGATGCCGGTGTTGAAGTTGGCCGCGCCAGGAATGCGCTCCGAGTGGATGAAGTTGAAGCCCATGAACTGGGTGATCTTGCCGTCGACCAGAACAGGCTTGCTGTTGTAGTCGAGAGAGATCGCCTGTGCTTCGTTCAGCAGGTCATCGTGCTGCTTGGCCGAGATGATCATGTACAGCGGATCATTGTCGACATCGACTTCGGCGGTCAGCAGGATACGCTTGGCTGCACGCAGCTTCGCGATGTTCAGGCCAGTGTTGCCCGAAGCGCCGACGGTCACGCCAACAGCCTGCGAACCCGAACCGTAAGCCGACAGCAGGCCCGTTGCCGAGGTGCCGTTTTCGCCGGTGTTGTTCGAGTTGAAGATGCCGGAAATGATTTCGTCGTCGATTGCGCGACCCATCGCCCAGGCACCAGCCATTGCGTAGCTGCTGGTCGGATCGATCAGCATGCGCAGTTTGTCCTGGTTGTCGATGAGGTCAGCCCAGTCGTAATCGTTCGGGTAGATCCAGCGCTTGTCCTGCGGCGTGGAGATCAGCGGGGTATCGCTGTGGCGCGACTGGTTGCGCACCGGTGAGACCGAGCCAAACTGCTCGACCATCGAGGCAGCCTTGCCCTGGAACTTGTTGTTGACGACGGAACTGCGGAGACGCGAACCCTGCTGCTGCAGGAGCATCGAGACGTTCGTCGAGTACTGCTGGACGAACGCGGTTGAGACGTTGAAAGACATAGTATTTCCCCCTTGAGGAATGGATTAACGGTTGCCGACTAGCGGCGCTTTACTGCTTCAAGGGGCTTGTCCGATCGGGAAACCGACGGGGCCGGTTTGCCTTCTTTCAGGCTGTCACCCGGCCGCGCAGCGGTTGTCGGGTCAACGACGCCACCGACCCAGGCGAGATATTCTCTCGCCACGCTGATCACCTCTTGAGGTGACAGCCCAGGCCGGTGCGCCAGCTTGAGACATTCTAAACGAATTTCAGGCTTGTGCATGGTTTTTTCGCAAGGTCGTTGAGGTCAGCGCATCACTCGGGATAGGCAAGCGACATCAGCCGCTGCATCTCGGCTTTCGCGTCGGCATTGTTCGACAGGTACTTCGCCGTCCAATCCTTGTCCTGCTGCAGCGCCGAGATCCGCTGGCGAGCTGCGTCCGGCGTCATGCCAAAGCCACCGCTGGCCTTGTTGTTTTCTCCGCTCTCAAACGAGTGCTCGCCCTGGGCGCGACCGATCTTTGCCATCAGCTTGATCATCTCGCCGGTGCCGAGCGCGTTCTCGATCGCCGACAGCTTGCTGGCGTCCAGGCCATACTCACGCGCTGCACGCCGGCCCATCTCGATGTTCTCGTCATAGGCCTTGCCCCATTCCTGGCGCAGACCCTGCAGATCAGCCTCAGACTTTTGTGCAGACTGCTGCTGCATCTGCTCCATCTGGCCGCCCTGGGTGGCGTTCCACCATTCGGCGAGACCCTGTGCCTGGCTGGCGGTCAGGCCGAGCTCGTGGAACTTTCCGGCTGCGACCTTGGCGAACTCGCCGGTGTCGCCTTCCGGCACAGGCAGCTTGTACTCTTCGGCGCTCTTCGGGCGACCCAGCGCGTCATACACGCGCGCCCAGCCTTCCTTATCCTCGGCACCCTTGGGCATCGGGATCTTGTCCTGGCCGACGAGCTTCTCGAGGTTCTTGTAACCGTTGAGCACCTCGACCGGATCTTTCCAGCCTTTGTTCTGCGCGTAGCCCTTGAGCTCGGCGTCCTGGATCGTGTCGTACCAGTTGCCGGTGCCAGGCGCAGGCGCGGCCGCAGATGCGTCGGTCGGTGCTGCAGTGTTGCTGGGAGCCGGCGCAGCAGCGCCAGCGTTGCCGGCAGCGCCATCGCTTGCCGGGTTGCCGACCAGAATGGCCGACCCAGTTGCTCCATCAGACATGGTTCTCTCCTAGAGTTGAGGGTTGCCGGTCTTTCCCGGCTGTCAGCCCATCGTCGCTGCGTCCGGCGCTCATAACGCCGGCATCCGCTAGGACAGGTTCTCGAGCTTGTACCTGGTCGTGTCGATCAGCTGCGTGATCTCGTCGATGAGGTTCTGGATCTCGCTGCGATCGCTGACAGCCTTGCGGTTCGTGTCGACATAGTCGCCGAGACCGACCACGAACTTAATCGGGTCGTTCGGCATCTTGATGCCCTTCTCGAACGGGTAGTCCTGCACGATGCCGTAGACGCCCTGGTAGGTCTCGACGAGCTCGTCGACCTTGTCGGGCATCTCTTCGTAGAACGTGCCGAGCGCCATGTGCTGCGAGAAGCTCTTCGTCTGGAAGTGCAGCATGTGCGCGATCGTCGCGGAGTGCAGCAGGACCGCGAAGAACTCGGCTGCCTTCGGGTTCTGTTTGTCAGCCATCGCTGTCCCTTTCGTGGAGTTCAAAGACCTGTTTCTCGTTGACGTAGAGGTGGGCCATCAGGCGGTTCCACACCTCGCGCCGGCCTTCGGCCATTGCCATCGCCAGCGGGTCGATCGTCTTCGATACGGGCGATAGCACCATTGTCGAGCCGGTCGCCCGGCAGAACTTGCGCAGGTCGTTGAGCACGATCTCGCCTTCCGGCGTCAGCCGTCCCTGGTCGTCCATGAAGGTGCGACGGTAGGCGAGCTTCTTGCGAAGCACCTTTTCAATGATCTTGTTCAGCATCGACCAGGCGTCTTTTCAGGAGGAGCAGCTCGAGCACCAGGGCATCGATCGCTGCGATGGTGTTCGACCGCGGCGTTAGGACGCCTGCAGCAAACCTGCTCTGTGGCCGGCGGGTGGCGTCCTTCTCCAGCACCGCCTGCATCTGTTCAGTCCAATCGTGTTCGCTCATTGTGGGAAGATCGCCGGTGCTTGTTGCGCTGGGTTTGCTCCTGCCAGGCTTTGTGCCTGGGCCAGATCCTTGACCGAGCCAGAGATCACGGGAGCGGCCTGCAGCAGCTGCTGTGCTTGCTGGGCCTGGGCCTGCTGCTCTTCCATTGCCGCGATCTGATCAGGCGTGCGCATGACCTTCTCCGGCACGCCATTGATGTCTGCGAGCTCGCGGGCGATCGCCTCGGGGTCGAACACCATCATGACCTTCGGATCGATCTGGGCCAGCGGCGTGATGGACTCGAGCGTGCGCAGGATCGCGACGCCATCCTCGCTGCGTTGGGCGCGGTTGAGCGGGCTCACATACTCCACGTCAACGATGCCGCCGGCGTGCTTGAGTGCATCAGGCATCGGCGGCAATGCGCCGGCATGTGCCAGGATGTCGATCTCGCGCTCGATCAGCGGTCCCAGGAATTCCGACTGCTGGCGGCCCATCGTCGGGGCGAGCAGCGATCCTTTTTCCTGCGCACGCAGCATGGCCTCGGTCGCCGTCATCTGTGGCGCTTCGACCAGGATCTGGAACAGCGTGACCAGGAAGGCGTCGTTGATGAC